ATAATACAATAGATAATGAAACAAATGATAAGGAGGACACCCCCGCGCAATTCATCGTCACTTCGATTGCCTTAGAGACTATTCCTACCGTAGAATGTGAGGTTCCGCGCCCGGCGGCCCGGCCAACTTCCAAAGTCTCCGACCTTCAACGCAACCTCAACGCGCACGGCGAAGCCGCCGAGCATTTCCTGCGATTGCTCCAAAGCAATGGCCACAGCCTGAATGGTGCTGAGAAGTACGCCGCAGATTATTTCCGGCACAAACAACAAAAGGGCGAATGGTATGCGCTGCTCATTCCCGACAACACGCAGGCCGCTTTCCGCTGGTTAGGGGAACATAGCGCCGGGGTTCAGCAGTGGGCAAAGCGGCAGCCACAGTTTGAGCGCAACAACAGCCAACCCGCCGCGCCAACTACCGCCGTCGCTACCGGAATGAGATTATCAAACCCTGAAAACGCCCCGAGATAATGGCTACTAAACGCAACTACCAACAACCAACTTCCCCCACCGCCGATCTATCGAGCTATGTGTTCGGCAAAGTACAACCGCAAGCCCTCCCGCTTGAGGAGGCTGTATTGGGCGCAATAATGACAGACCGCAACGCATACGAAATTGCGGCGGCGGTTTTCGAGACTTCTGGCAACCCGTTCTATTTAGAGGCCAACGGCCTGATTTGGCGGGCAATGACGGCCCTGCACAACACACAGCGGCCTATTGATCTGTTGACCGTCATGGAGCAACTAAAGGCAACTGGCGACCTACAAGCCATCGGAGGCCCGGCCTACCTTGCGGACTTGACACACCGCGTCGCATCGGCGGCAAACTTAGAGTACCATGCACGGATTGTATGGGAAAAGGCAATCCGGCGCAACCTTGCGGCACATAGCACCGAGGTTTTGCGTGGCGTGTACGATGACACATTAGACACCGTTGAGCTATTGGAAACGGCAGAGGCGGGCATGTTGTCGGTAACGCAGGGCATTGGCGGGCAAGACGCGCAAAGCATAACAGACATTGCAGCGGAATCCTTGAGGCAGTTGAGCGAGATAAGGGCCAACCCCAAACAGATAGTTGGTGTGCCTACTCCGACGGCCTACTTAACTAAGCTCACCGGCGGCTGGCAGCGCACCGACTTGATTATTATTGCGGCCCGGCCTTCGATGGGCAAAACGGCTTTTATGTTGAATTGCGCCCGATCCGCTGCCGGGGCTGGGTTTGGTATTGGGATTTTTTCACTTGAGATGAATGACATACAGCTTGTTAACCGCCTTGCGGCGCAAGAGTGCGGCATCAGCAATAGCGAGTTTCGGAATGTCAACAACCTTTCTGCTCTTGAATTTTCCAAATTGCAACGCGGCATGGAGGTCGTTTCAGGGTACAACATCGAAATAGACGATACGCCCGGAATAACGGTAACGGCACTCCGGCGCAAAGCCCGGCAGATGGTACGCAAAGGGGCAAAGATGATACTTATAGACTATTTGCAACTGATGGCCGGAACGCAGACTGGCAATAGAGATCAGGAGATCGGCAGCATCACACGGGGCTTAAAAGCGGTTGCAAAGGAATTGGATGTTCCCGTTATTTGCCTTTCTCAATTAAGCCGGGCCGTTGAAACAAGGGGAGGTACGAAGCGCCCACATCTTTCCGACTTGCGCGAAAGTGGTAACATCGAGCAAGATGCGGATATAGTTGGGTTCCTTTACCGGCCCGAATACTACGGTATCAATGAAGATGAAAACGGGCAAAGCCTGAAAGGAAAGGGATACCTGATTGTTGCGAAGCACCGGAACGGCGCTCTCGATGACGTGGTAATGAACTTCGACGGCCCGACGGCTTCATTTTTTGACCCGGATAATTCTTTTCCCGCTTCATCCTTTGCCACTGACCTTTCCGGCCTTTCCCCCGCATCGGCAATGGCCCAACATGCGCCGGGGGCAGATGATGAAATCCCGTTCTAAATTTCTTTAAAAAAAAAGTGTTAAAGTTTTGCACAACTCAAAAAAGCCTCGTAACTTTACGAGCATAAACAAAGCAGCAATGAACGCAACTTGGCATTTTGTCGAAAATTACCCCGGCGTTGGGCCGTGCCTCGTTTCCGGGCCGTGTATCGTTACGATCGCAAAGGCAACTCAGGAAATGATTGACGCAGTGCCGGAGGCGGTGGAGTGGTTGAAGGGGAGTTTTTGAAAGCGCCTAACTGCGGCTTGTACGCCGCTCGCCGTTTAGGCGAAGGTGTACTGGCAAGCAGGGTTATTTACAAAAAAAAACAAAGTCATGTTTCAAGGAAAAACAAGAGGCGTAAAGGCCGAAATGTACGCGATCAACAAACAGCAGCAGCGGCGGGAGTGGCAACTACTAAAACACGTTTACCGTGTAAGGTCTCTTCCGTTTACACTGCCTGACCCGACAACTACCAAAATATCGGTCAGAAGGTGGGACATACTTCAGCAGAAATGTGTCCTTCAACTTGGATGGGAGATGAGGAAGTTTTGGCGAATTAGAGCCGGTGAAAGTGAGTACCGCAAAAACAGGTTCATTGCGCTTTATTCTTTACTCAATTGTAAAAACGCCATAGATTTGAGAAGTTTTTAAAACCGATTTATATGCTTACAGAAAAACAGAAATACCACATTGCAAAAATCATCAACAGCCAATTAGGATGGACTAACGGTTGGTCAACGAGTGACGGAAATTACGATACTGAATGCCAGAAAGCGGCAGAACGAATTGATAAATACTTACGGAAGGTTTTAAAAATTTCTTCAAATCCTTCTGTTAAGCGAAGCCGCCCTGTCAATCAGAAATATAAACGCAGAATACTTGAACATGCTAAAGCAGTTACCGACTATGCAAAAATGTTGTAGTGCGGTTTTGCTTAACGTTCCTGCGCTTTGCGCAGTGCCGCATACACTAAAATTAATTATTAACCACTGCACTTTCAGCGGCATTGCGCTAAACCGCTGTTGGGCGCAGTACTTTATTTAATCAAATGACAAACAAAGAACGAAATTTAATCAAGAAGAAAATCCTAAAATGTTTAACTGAGGATTTCAAAGGCAATCAAGCTATATTTGACAAACAAGGCGGTTGGCAGGTGTTTAACGGAACGGATTTAGATATGGTTATGTCAGCCGTTGTAAAAGGTCTTGAAATGGCTAAACACGAACTTAATGAGGTGCATCCTTAGTATTGCGCCCAACGTTTTCGGGCTTGGCGAAGTGGCTGAACCCGAAGCTAAATAGAATTACAAAACTTAAAAATTAAAAACGAATGTTGATAGAAGAATTAAACAGCCATTTTGCCAAACCCGTGTTATCCAGCCCAAGCCAGCGGGCGCAAATCCGCAAACACCTCGAAGGGGGTGGAACACTCACCGCAATGGACGCACTCAATATGTTCGGGTGCTGGAATATGAAAGCCCGCGTGCATGAAATCCGGCAGGCGTTGCAGGAAGAGGGTAATCAATTTGTTGTCATCACCGAAATGATACCCGTCAGCCCGAAAAAACGGGTGGCGCGGTATCGGATTGAAAAAAAGTAGTAACTTTGTGTATGCCATATCTTCCACGCCCAATAAAACAGCCCGCGCCCAACTGGCAAAACAGAGCCAGTAAGCCGGACGCATTTTTGCAAGGCAAGGCGTGGAAGCGATTTAGGTATATGCACCTTGAACGGCAGCCACTTTGCGAAGCCTGCCTGCCGGAACGCCTGACAGATTGCAGGGCAAAAGGAGCCGGGCAGATTGACCACATCGTAAGCCGGGAAACCGGCACTTTTCCATACAACAAAGCAACTCAATATGAATAAAGCACAAATCCATCCGACGGCGGTAATATATCCAAACGTCGTCATTGAAAATGGGGCCTATGTTGGCCCTTTCTGCGTTATTGGCGCACCGCCTGAAATAAAAGGTTTTACCGGAAGCGGCAAAGGCGTTGTCATAAGCGCCGGTGCACGCCTTGAAAAATGCGTTGTCGTTGATTCGGGCGCATATGCCCGCACTATGATCGGAGAAAATAACATGCTTATGTCAGGCGTTCACATCGGGCATGACGCGTTTTTAGAGCCTAATGCTACCATTGCCCCGCACGCTGTTGTCGGGGGTCATTGTCGTATCTGCGAAGGGGCCTACATAGGCATGAACGCGGGCATACATCAGTATCAAGTCATTGGGGCGTTTTGTGCCATAGGCGGGAATTCATTTGTTCCGCGTCGATCCTTCAAGGCACTCATTCAGCCCGGCCAAACATGGGCCGGAATCCCGGCCAAATACATAGGGGAAAACAAGGTTGGCATTCAACGCGCCGGAATAGATGCTGAAATATTGATTCAATTACACCAGATGTATCTGGATAAATATCCCATGCGCCATGAAGATTAGCCTTATCATGCTCACCATTGACCGCACAGAAATGACCATGCGCGTCACTGATGAAAATTTGCGTCGTATTGGTGTGCCCTATGAATTGATTGTCATTGACAATGGCAGCACTGACCCAGCTTTGAGGGAGTGGATCAAAGAACGCGCACACATCTACCGATTCAATGCCCAAAATGAGGGAGTAGCCAGAATGCAGAATTGGGGCATGTTTCAATCAGGGGCTTATTTCATCGGCCTGCTTGGGAATGACATTGAAATGCCCCACGATTGGGGTAAAAAGATGGTACATGCTCACAAGCGATTGGCCGGGATGGGCAGCGTTGGTATTGATTGCCTCGGGTTCACAAATGGAAAAGAAGTTACCGAGCGTGCAGGCATTCGTTTTTTCTACATGGACAATGCCTTTGGAACTGTTGTTTTCTCCCGCTTGCTTACCAGGCAGTTAGGATTTCTTTGCAACCGCTTCCATCCTTACGGCCTTGAAGATAGCGACTGGCATCACCGCACCCGGCAGGCAGGCTTTTTTCATGCGATGCTTGCAGATGAGCAAAGCATACATGTAGGCCATGACGTAAAAGAACAAACGCCATACAGGTCTATGAAATGGGAAAGCCTTCACAAATTAGGCAATGCAGATATTTTAGGGCAGCAAATAGCGCATTATGAAAAAAATGGGCTACATTTGCCCATCAATAATTATCTGACGCCGGAGGAAACGCAGCGCATTATGGCCGTCAATCCAATACGCGGCGCAGGCATACGCCCATAAAAAGCACGATGCTAAAATTACTTATCATATCCAACCCACAAAGCCCAGGCACCGACTATTACCGCACCGTCGGGCCTTTTACGCAATTGGAGCGTGATTATCCGGATGAAATCCAAGTGACTATACACAGCCCTGACCGTGCCGTGTGGTTTGATATTTGGCAGGTAGACGCGGTATTATTCCAACGCCCGAACGGAGGCACAATAGTGGGGTATGTGCAGGAGGCGCACCGGATGGGCAAAAAAGTCATATTGGACATTGATGACCTATTGCATCACATTCCGGACAGCAACCCCGCGCAAGGGCATTTTGAGAAGGATGATGTGAAAAAAAGTATTAATGAGGCGTTACGGCTTGCAGATCATCTTTTTGTTTCAACACCGCCACTCAAAGAGTTCTACTCTCAATACATGCCCGCCGAAAAGATTACCGTCGTGCGCAATGGTTGGAACCCCGAACACCATCCACTTGAACCTATCCTTCCACAGCGCAAACCGATACGGCAGATATTCCGGGGCAGCACAACGCACCTGAGCGACTTGCATACCATCAAATCGGAGTTGAAGATCATGGCCAAAGACCCGGCGTTTGCTTTTGTTATGGTGGGGCTTGAAAAATGGATGCTGCCGGATTTGCAGGATGGAAACATTCAATTCATCAAATGGCAGACGCTGTTTACCTACTTTCAACTGATGCGCGAGAGCCAACCGGACTACGGTATCTTCCCGCTTACCGATGACGACTTCAACAGATGCAAGAGCAACATATTTGCCCTTGAATGCCTCCGCGTTGGGGCCTTGCCCATTGTGCCGGCGGGCTTTCCTGAATGGGACATGATACCGGGTTTGCTGCGGTACAATAACCGTCACGACTTTCAGGCTGTTTTAAATAAGATCAAAGCCGGGAAAGTAGATAAGGTGAAGTTAGTAGAGCAGGGACGCGCGTATATTTCCGAGCATTTGACCGTGCAAAAGTTGAACGAGAAGCGTTTAGAGGTAATAAAGTCTTTACAGGCATGAAGCTATCCGACATTAAACCAAATCCAAATAACCCGCGCATCATCCGGGACGAACGCTTTGCAAAGCTCAAAAACAGTATTGAGCAGTTCCCAAAGATGATGCACCTTCGGCCTATTGTCGTGGATGCCGCCGGCGTAATACTCGGCTGGAACATGCGCCTGCGTGCCTTGCAGGATTTGGGCTACAAAGAAATACCTGACGAGTGGGTAAAACGTGCCGATGACCTGACCGAAGAAGAAAAGCAGCGGTTTATTATCGCTGATAACGTCGGCTTCGGGGAATGGGAGTGGGAGACGCTTGCGAATGAATGGGACGCGGGAGATTTGGAGGCGTGGGGATTGGATGTGCCGGGGTTTGATATTTCACCGGACGACATGGGAGAAGGCTTTAGTTTGCCGGAAGGCGACAAAGCACCGTTTCAACAAATGACGTTTACCCTTGCCGATGCACAGGCGACGGTAATACAAAACGCCATCAACGACATAAAGCAAACGGATGAATACAAGTTCGCCGAAACGCACGGGAACGAAAACAGCAACGGAAACGCACTTTATTTAATAGTAGCATCATGGGCAGGGCAAAGGATATAATCGTGAAGGTCATACCGGCGAAGGTTGCTAATGAGTTTGTGAAAAAGCATCATTACAGCGGAACTGTAAGCAATACAAGTGCTTTGCATTTTGGTTGTTTTCTTGATGATAAATTGCATGGTGTTATGAGTTTTGGAAGTCCTATGGATAAATCAAAGGTTTTACCACTTGTTCAGCCGTGTTTATGGAATGAAATGTTAGAACTTAATAGAATGGCTTTTGATGACTATTTACCTAAATATTCTGAAAGTAGATGTTTTTCAATTGCAGTTAAATTAATAAAAAAAAATGCACCACATATAAAATGGATTTTATCTTTTTCAGATGGTGTTCAATGCGGTGATGGTGTTATTTATAGAGCTAGTGGTTTTCATTTGACGGCGATAAAAAAAAGCACTCAAATAATTGAAACTCCAAGAGGAGAGAGAGTTACAAGAATGACTTTAACACAAGTTGGTAATCCTAAAAGAGCAAGAATATTAAATGAATGTGGAATTAAAGACACTGGGGCAAGTAGTATTAATATGTTTTTAGAAAAAGGGTGTAAAAATGTTGATGGCTTCCAACTCCGATACATTTACCTAATAGACAAAACCTGCAAAATTACCGTCCCCATCATTCCGTTTTCAAAAATTGACGAACTTGGGGCCGGAATGTACAAAGGGGAAAAGATTACTTTAGCCGAAAGGCGCAAAAATGCGGCATTAGCTCACAAGGGAGAGCAACCGGCAGACCAGCCGGCGGGGGCGTTCGATTCGACCATGCCGCTCTAATTTTGACAATTCATAAAGTACGAAAAAAGTCCTATAACAGGCTAAAAACAGGCAATATGCCAAAAGGAGGTAAAATATCACCGGCAACGGAATTTAAAAAGGGGCAGACGGGCAACCCGAAGGGGCGGCCTAAGAAGCTGCCCGAACTGGACAAGCTCATAGCCGAGGTGCTGGGCGAAGAAAAAGACGGGGTGACAGCGGCAGAGGCGATACTAAAGAAGCTGCGGCACATGGCAAGCACTGGCAACCTTCGCGCCGCTGAAATACTACTCGACAGGGGCTACGGCAAACCAAAGCAGCACTTAGAGCACACCGGGGCCAATGGCGGCCCGATACAAACGACTGTAATCAAATTCATAGATGACAGCACAGACGCGGACAATATCGGTTAAAAAGATGTACCGGCCCCTGTTCAATGCAACGGAGCAGCGGTACATACTACTTACCGGCGGGCGCAATAGCGCCAAGTCCTTTACCGCGTCATTGGCTGAAGCCGTCGCCCTCACTCACGAAGTACCCCACAAAACCCTATTCACCCGCTATACCCTTTCTTCGGCTCACATTTCGATCATACCGGAGTTTCAGGACAAGCTCGACTTATCCGGCCTTGCGCCACAGTTCACCGCGTCCAATAATACCATCACACACAACACAACAGGCAACCAAATCATTTTTGCCGGTATCAAAACAAGCAGCGGCAACCAAACGGCTAAATTGAAATCCATCCCCGGATTGAGCCGGTTTGTTGTTGATGAGGCGGAGGAATTCCGGGATGAGGTTGCATTTGATACGATAGACTTTTCAGTCAGGGCAATGGATGCGCCCAACCGCGTGACGTTGATAATGAACCCGCAAGATGTGGATCATTTCATTTGGCGCAAGTGGTTTGAAGGTCATACCGAGTACATAATGATAGACGGGGCAAAGATACCCATGTCGAGACACCCCGAAGTGTTGCACATCCACACGACATACCTCAACAACCTCAATAACATACCGAAGTCCTACTTTGAAAAGATCATGCACCTCCGGGAATCCAACCGGGCAAAGTATGAGCATATCTTTTTGGGCAAGTGGCAAGAGCAGGCCGAGGGCGTGGTGTTTCCTAACTGGATAGAGGGCGAATTCGATACCTCGCTACCCTGCGGCTACGGGCTTGATTATGGGTATTTCCCTGACCCGCTGGCATTGGTCAAATGCGCCGTTGATAGCGGCGCAAAGCGGATATATGTACAGGAGATGATCTACCAGACCGAACTAAGCACCTCCAACACGGTAGCGCAAGTACGGGCAATGGTAGGAACTGAAAAGATGGTCATTGCGGACACCTCCGAGCCGCGCCTGACAAATGACATAGCCGCCGCAGGCGTGAACATCCAAAAGGCAGAGAAGGGGCCTGACAGCGTGATTGAGGGCATTAAGAAAATGCAGGATTACACGATAGTGGTCACGCAGGGGAGCCACAACATCAAAAAGGAATTGAATACCTATGTTTGGAACGACAAGAAAAGCAGCACGCCGGTTGATGCGAATAACCACAGCATCGACGCGCTGCGTTATATCTTCACTCGTCTGGCCGAAGGCTCGGACATAACCGCATACAACTAATGAAAAAAGAATTAGAAAGCGCCCGCAATGAACTGTGGGCCTATGTAAAGAGCAACAACCGCGTCAACCGCCGGGCGGTCATTGGTGCATTTAAGCTGGTAGAAAAGGCCTGCAAGCGCCTCGGTATTGCCTCACTTGACAAAACGCGCCCACCGAGCAACGCCCAACAAGTAAGCTACCCGCCTACCGACGAGGCAAAACAGGTACAGGATATCTCCGAGGGGCCGGTATTGGCTGACAACTCCACCCCCGAAACAGGCCCGGAAAGACCGAAGCGCGGGCGCAAAGCAAAGGCGGCATGATAGTGTTTACCATTCCCGGAGACGATACCAAGTATAGGTACCCTGAAAGCCCGGCAGATGTGACGCTGGGGCAATACATTGCCTTTCTTACCGACATCATGCCAATGGAGCCGCCACAGGTCAGGCAGGCACAAGAGCAAGGCGTTAAGGCACACGAAGCCCTCGAAGCCCTGCAAACGTGGATTGAAAAAGTAGTGCCCAACCCAGCGGCAACGCTTACCGAAGACAAAATAAAAATGCTGAAAGCCTATGCGACGGATTCACGCAGCCCAAAGAAAGCACGCCAAGTTCTGCCGGAGCTTATTTCGGCATTGGAGGACGCGCATACAAAGCAGATGCAAGCGGTGGACGCGATGGGCAGTGTATGGTATGCGAAGGAGATGATACCTTACATGGCTCGCGTGGTATCGCATTTTACAGGCATTCATTACGACACGATAATGAAGGGCAGCACGCACGGCATGGCTGTCAAAACGATTGAATACCTATACGGTAAGATTGTGAAATCCTGCCAACCTCCGACGGAGTACACCTATCAACGTACCTACATTTTTGAGGGGGAGACGTACGAACTACCTGAGCGCCACATGACCAATGCAACGGTAATTGAATTTGCTGAGGCCGCGCAATTTCAGGCCAATGTCGAAAAGGTGCAAAACGGAAATCTGTTGTGCCTTGTGGATGTGATCGCCGTTCTACTCCGAAAGCCGGGGGAGCAATACAGCGATGAGGTGTATGAGCGCAACCGCGCCAACTTCCAACGCTTGCCGCTTTCGATAGCGATGGACATCGCTTTTTTTTTGATGAGGCAAAGTCAGCAATCCACACTAAATTTCGTGACCTCTACGACCCTCCCAATGGGCGAACGCGGCCTGCGAGAGGTAGCGCAGACGTTGCGCAGCGCTACGGATGGTATCTCACACTCAAGGCCATTGCCGAAAGTGGTCTATTCAATAGGCCCGACTGCACGCCGATGAAATCCGCCGAAGTTGCCAACTTGTACGAGGCTTTCTTGTACCTTGCGGCGAAATCGGCACAAGACAAACTGAGCTATGACAATAATCCAACTAAGTAACCTCTTTGACGCAGTGGCCGCCTCCACGCTTGGGCTTTCGTCCTATTGGTTTGGCTGGCCGTCTGACAGGGTGCGACCAAGAGCAACGAATGACGAAACAGAGCAGGCAGGGGCATTATACCCGCGCCTGCTTTTTGCTGTGCCTACGGTGGAGCAAGATCCAAGAACGAAAAAGGATTATTACAATGTGCAGTTGTTCTTTGATGACCTCTTGGGGTACGACAACGACGGGGAGGCGGACGACCAAACGCAGCTACAAAAGTGGCGGAACCTGATGAACGCGGCAACGGCATGGCTAAAGACACTTGAAAGCTCGCTGCCGTCCTTGCGCCCTGACGGGGTAATGATCGAGGGGAACCCGCGTTTTACGCTTGACAGTTTTAGTGGTATGCAGCGCCTTATTTCTGTTGTGGTTGACCTTCGTATCGCTACCAATACAAGCTGCGGGGCCGTGATTGACTTTCCGGCGGCGGTTCCCTCCGGCATACCCTGGCCTCCGGCAGATGTGGTTATTGGGCAATGGGTGAAAGGCGAACAGCAATTCGATGAAACAACCAGCGCAGTGCTTGCGTGGACGGCAAACAATTTCGATCTTACCGGGGCATGGTCTTTGGATGTGTATTTGTCCGGGCAAAAGCTACTGCCTGAGCAGTACACGCTTGGGGCATCAACCATCACTATTGACGCCCTGACGCATTACGAAGGGGCTACATACTACGTTCGTGGGCTATGGACGGTGTGATAGTACAACAGATCGCAGACCTTGCCATGCAGGGCATTGCAATCGCTTGGAGGGCGCAAGGTCACGAGCTTACCGGCTCTGCCGTCCGCGACATGGAAACGCGCATCTTGAAAACAGCAAAGGGTTGGACGATAGAGGGGTATTTGAACGACTACATGGCCTACCTCAATACGGGAGTGACGGCAGACAGGATACCATACAGCCCCGGCAGCGGGGCAAGAACAAGTAAATACATTGCAGGCCTGCAACGATACGCAAAAATGAGGATGGGCGTAAGTGATAAAGAGGCATTAAGTATTGCCTTTGCCATTGCGTCGAAACACAAGCGAGAAGGGATGCCGACACGCGGAAGCGCCCGATTCAGCAGCACAGGCAAGCGCACCGGCTTTGTGGGCGAGGCGTTGCAGGGCAAAGAAGCGGAGTTCGAGGCGTTGATATTGCAGGGCGTTGGGGCGGCGTTCAATGTGTATTTTGATAATTTCATTCAGTCAATCCTGAAAAGATGAGCTACCTATACGAACCGAGACAGCCCTCAACGTGCTACCGTCCGCAAGTTTTCCAAAACCAGCGCACCAGCACGGCAGATGTGGAAACGCTGCTCTGCGAGGTATATGTTTCCGGGGCATTGCAGGCGACGTACCGCAAGCCGTACACCAGCACCGCAGGCGGATACAAGTTCGATATAGACGTGCAGACCATTACAGCCCGCAACAGCGCCCCATACGCTACTGACCAAAGTAGCATTTTTCAAATATTGGATGTTTTCACGGTAAGGGTGAACACAGATGTATATGTCCCTTACTACCTGACAACTACGCTTGAAATACGCAATACAGACGGGTATTTGGAGGAGGTTGCGGGCAGTGAGGAAACCAGCAGCACGCTGTACAGCCTCCCGGCTATCCGTTCGCTGTATGATATGCCCCTGAGTCAATACTACCAACCATCCGCTACCGGGGATATGCGCTTTCTTTCCAACGCGCCGACCTCCCAATTTGTGAGCATTGAGGACAACTACTTCATCAGTTGGCTCGCGCGGGGCATAGACGCCGCAAAGTTCACTTTCTTTGAATCCCCAAGCGTCGGAACGGCTCTTATCATTCGCACAACGGTAACGCCAACGGCCGAGGAAATGCACACGCTTGGCGTGGGGCCTGCCAACCTATTAGGCACAACGCCGGGCCTCACTATATTGCAGGGGGCAATACCTACCTCACTGGCTGCTTATACGCACTACACATTCAGTGTCGGGACGTATGCCGATGCAGAATTTACCCGCGAAAGCGAGGAATTGACATTCACGCTTGAAGGCTCTTGTAGTTGGGGGCAACGCTTGTATTGGATGGGCGCAATGGGCGGCCCGGAGCAGTACACGTTCAAGGGGCAAATAGTCAAAAAGCAGACCGACACGGGCAACGTGGGTGAAATCTCACCCGTGTGGACAGAGGTGCAAGACCCACCTGTTCAGGAACCCCTGACCCCCGCACGGGGCATTATTAAGACCGACATTGATACCCGCATTGAGTACGAAATCCGTGAACCTGTTACACCTGAGTTTGGGGCATGGCTGCGCACTTTGCGCAAATCGCCGGAGGTGTATATCGAAATAGACGGGCAATACCACGCCTGCACCATTGCGCCGGGCAATACAGAATATGAACGCAGCCGAAGCCCGAACGCAGAGATGCAACTAACGGTCATTGTCGAAAACGAAAGCTCACAGGAACTATGAGTCGAGAGCTAAAAATATGGATCAACGGGCAACTTGTGGACGTACTGCAAGGCGCAAACCAGATCAGTTTTGTCTATTCCATAGAGGGCACGGAGCCGGGCAAGGTAGGCGGGGCGTATGCCAAACGTTCCATTACACTGCCGGGAACGAAGGCGAACCATGAGCTATTCCATAACATAGACCAGTCCGGTACGGTAGTGACCACAGCAAACCAATTGCTGCCAGCACGGGCGGAAGTGGGCGGAATTCCTATATTGACAGGCAAGGCGCAATTAAACCGCGCTGCGTTGATCGGCACACGGCATGGTCTGAAAGCCTCCAACTACCAAGTAACTTTTGTCGGGGCAAATGCCGATTGGTTCGGCGACATGGGCGGGCTGCTCATCAGGGCGTTGGATTGGGGAACTGTGGAACTCACAGCGGCCAACTACGATGCTGCTGGAAATGCCGACCCGCTCACTGAGGATACCTGTTTTGCGCTTATCAAGTGGAAACAATGGGAACGGGAAACGGAGGTTTTGTACACCGAGCTAACGCCCTGCCTGTTTCTTACTGCCATATTGCGCCGGGCGTTTCAATCCATCGGCTACCGGCTGAATTCCGCTTTTGACAATGACCCGTTTAATCGATTGATCGTTCCGGTTCCGCTTGCACTGGATGGGCAATATGCCGCCAATTTTGTCAACGTCCGCGCAAGCCGTGCAACGTTTGACCTAACATCTATCCCTGAGCTAACCGCCGGGGATTTGATAATGAATGACGACAGCACCGCACCCAATGCCGACCCCGGCAACAACTACAACACAACGACCGGGGAATATACTGCACCCATCGGCGCGTTGTATGCTATCAATTTGCAGTTTGTAACGCCTATCACATGGGGGGCTACCGGGTTCAATATCTTCTTTTATGTCAATGGCTCACCTGTCACAGGTAGCACTACAGATGCAATTACACCAGTTTCGACCGTTGAATGGATCGGTGAAATGGAGGCGGGGGATGTGTTCACCATTGAGATCACCCGAATTGATTCCGCTGTTACCCTGACCGACTTTGAGTTGGTCATTGAGGCCGAAAAGGAACGCTGGCGACTTGGGGAAACGCTCGACTTTGATTACATCATACCGGGAACGTGGTATGTCAAGGACTTCATTACCGACATAACGCAGATTTTCAATTTGCGCTGGGAAACCGACGTTTTAAGTCGCACCGTTACGGCATACCCAAGAGATACGCATACCCTATCCTACCGCTCAGGGGGCAATGGCAGCGCCACAACAACAACGCGCGAGGGGTTCTATTTGCCGCCTCTGCTTGAGACCGACATAACGCGCAAAGTTGATATATCAGAGGGCGGAGAAATGCAGTTGCAAGACGACCAAAAGCAGGACTACGTTTTGGCATGGGGAACAGGAGACCCAACGGCAGAGGAAATCGAAAAGCGGGCAGCTACGTCGCTATACTCCGCAAGATACCGCCACACCACCGGCAGATACCCGGCAGGCAGTGAATGGGTATATACCACTTACCTTGCCAAAACCGTACACATCAATGATGCAGAAATAAGCTCCGGCGGTAATATGGCAGTACAAGTGCCTTTGCTGTACGGCAAGAACTACTTCGAGGAGCCGGATGCCGAAGCCGACTACACCCTTAACCCGCGCCTGCTCTATTTTGCGGGCCGTCGTTCCGGGGATGACGGGTACATTCGTATTTACAATGAGACAAGCAGCGCCACAAGCGCTTATGACTTTCCGGCAGCATGGCAGGTGAATTACAGCGATAGCAGCGGCGTGGATTGGTCTTTAAGCTTTGCCGATGAGGTGACCAACTACGGGCAAACCGTCCGGGGCCTGTTCAAAAGCCTACACCTGCAAACACTGCGACGCATTGAAGAAGGACGTCGCTTTCTACTTAACATAAGATTTGACCCGCTCGACATCAGCGCCTTGTCTTTTCGCAATGCGATACGCTGGGAGGGTTCCCGGCTGTTGCTGGAGCGCGTGGATGGATATACCCCGGCGTCGGACAAAAGCACGCGCACGGAATTGCTACTTGATGTGATTCCCACCACTGCCGACGCTGCGAAAGTGTCCGGGCCTGTGCTGTTGGAAGGCGCAACACAAAACAGCCTCACATCTTTAGGGGCAATTAATGGCGTCATTGGAGCGCCGGGAACAGGTGCGGGCGTGGTGGTATATCGCTACCGGGAATTGATTGAAGGCAGTACCAGCCGCTTTATTACCCTGCCGGGCACGTCTGGCATTTTGTCCGTTCCAAACCCTTACGTCGTTGTGACCATCAACCAAAACGGCAAAATACTTGTACCGGAGCTTGAATATACTATTAGCGGGGCATTGATTACGATTGAAGAGTTCACGCATTTTGACGGCTGCAATTATTTCATCACCTTACACGACGTAGTCTAATGGCGAAGGTATTAGGTTTTTCAATTAACATAGAAGGCACGGAACGCGCCGTTGAGACCGCTGAGGAATTGCGCCGGGCAATTGCCGACGTGAACAAGGAACTGAAAAAAACGGGCGACGTTGAGGAAATAAAGCGACTGGAAAAGGAACTCATTGCTCTGAAAGGTTCGCAGCAGGACGTTAACGCGCAAATCAGGGAGGAAATAAAGCTCCGGCGCATTGAGTTGAACGCGGTGGACGACGCATCCGGCAGCTATGAGAAATTGAGCCGCACCCTGAACGAGCAGCGTAAGCGGTACAAAGACCTTGCCGCCGCCGGAAAGCAGTTCACCAATGAGGCCATAGACCTACGCACCGAAATAACGACGCTCGATCAACGTCTTAAGCAGATAGACGCATCGGTCGGGCAATTTCAGCGCAATGTCGGAGGATATACCGAAGCCCTTGCACAGTTTTTCCCGCGCGTAACCCAGTCTATTGGCGGGCTTACGGATGGATTCAAAGTAGCCACAGGTGCAAGCGGAGCGCTCAACAAGTCTTTGGGGGTTATCCTGCTCGCTGTGACCGTGTTCAATGAGGTAAGTGCCGCACTGATTTCAGCGGCAGAGGGAGCCAAAGAATTTACCGAGGCGTCGAAAAGACTGCAACAGGTGAGCGGGGACACCGGCGAAACCCTGCAAGACAATACCGGCACGGTCATTGCCCTGTCTCGCACCTATCAACAGGAAAGCCGGGAAATCATCAACGCGGCCAATGCCGTTGCTAAGGAATTTGGTATCTCTTTTGACGAATCGCTCACATTGATCGAGGCCGGGTTCCGCAAGGGAGCCAACGCACAGGGCGACTTCTTAGATCAGTTGCGGGAATACCCCGCGCAATTCGCTGCCGCCGGAGGTAGTGCCGCGTCATTTGTTGACATTCTCATCAACGCCCAAAACGAGGGCATCTATTCAGACAAAGGCATTGACGCGGTTAAAGAGTTTGGCTTGCGCATCAGGGAACAAACTGAAGCAACTACCATAGCATTAGAGGGCGCATTTGGTAAGAAGTTCACCGGCGAATTGTTCAAGGGCCTCAATGACGGCAGTATCACCACAGTGGACGCCCTAAAGCGGGTAGCTGGTGGATTGCGTGACACCCAACTAACAGCAAAGCAAACGCAGACGGTTATCGCCGATGTGTTCGGAGGACCGGGTGAAGATGCGGGCTTACGCTTCCTGCAATTGCTCGCTGATGTGGAAAGCGCCACCGATGGGGTAACACAATCCACCAACGAATATGAATCGCAGCAGTACGCCTTATTTGTAGCCAATGAGGAATTAGCCCAGTCACAAGCGCGGCTGGCTGAGTTTACAGTAAAGACGGGAACAGAATTTGAACTGCTCAAAGTAAAGGCAAAAACGTTTTTAGCGGATGCTGCCGGGGCTGTATTGGAGTTTTTCAATGGCCTTCCCGCTGTTGTTGCCGGGGCAAATGCCGCACTAAAAGCATTTTTCAACCTTGAAAACCCGTTGATTGCCTACTCCAAAGCCTTTGCCGATGCAATTGTAAAGGTCAAACAGGCAGACGAAGAAGCGCTGCTATTCGACGCAAAGCGCAAAAAGCAAGAGGACGCCGCCGCATCTAATGCCGGGGCCGCTGTTGGTGAAAAGTTCGCCGCCGGTAGCATTGCTGCCATACAGAAAAAAGCGAACGAACTGCAAAAAGCCATCAATGAGGCGGTAGCAGGTGGCGCCGCACAAAAGCGACTGATTGACGCATACGCCAAACAACAAAAGCTATTAGAGGAAGCCATCGAAAAACGCAACCGCTTTGAATTTCAGGCAAGCCGGGAACGTGAAACGCAGGCAGTGCAGCAAATACAAACGCTTACTTCTACCCTGTTGAACATCGAATTTGACGAAAGAACGCAGGCATCCAAACGCCTTTTGGAGTTGGGTAAAAAGTTAAATGATGAACGGTTCCGAACCGAGATACGCCAAAACCAAGAGCGCCTAAAGGCATTGAGTAAGCAAGAACGCCTTGAACAACTGCAGCGCCGCGATCAAACATTAGCCTATATTCAGCAGGGCGTACAGCAAACGTTCGATCTCATCAATGCCCTGACAGCCGCATCAAACCAACGCAGAAACGAGATATTTCAGCAGCAAATAAATGACACCGAGGCAAAGATAACCGAACTGGAAGACCGCGCACAACAAGCGACCGGCATCCGAAAGCGGTTCATTGAGCAGAGCATCACAGCGGAAAAGAAACGATTAGAAGAGCAGACCAAAGCAGCGGAGGCAGAAAGCAAACGACAGCGCAAGGCGGAAAAGCGAAACGCGCTTATTTCCTCCATCATTCAGGGTGCATTAGCTGTGCAAAGGGCGTTGGCAATACCTCCCGGCCCGCCGTTTACGATACCATCCGCAATTGCAACCGGCATCTTCGCCGCAATCCAAACCGCAACCATCGCAGCGCAGCCTCTTGCTACCGGCGGCGTGGTGGGCATCTCAGGGCGCAAAGTGAATGACCGGCAAAATATCCGCACGAGGGGCAATGGCGACAATGTACTGGCAACCGTCAAGCGTGGGGAGGTGGTATTGAATCAGCGCCAACAGGCAGCATTGGGAGGTGCAAGAACGTTCCGCTCTATTGGTGTTCCGGGCTTCGCTACCGGCGGGGCCGTTTCGCCTACCATTGGAGCACCGCGACTGCCTGCATCAGTATCTCCTGCCGATAGCATGGCAGCAATTTCGGCACTGGATAGGAAAACCGATGCCATCAACGCCCGATTGGACAGGCTCCGGGCCTATGTGGTCACAGACGACATTGCGCGGGATATGGCAGACGGCGAGGCCGTGAAAATCAAAGCAACATTATGAAATCAATTCCGCACCCTCATTTTTTTGGAGCCGATAATATCCCGGAGGCCGTCCGGCCTGACGTGGTGCAGGCCATAGGCCGAAACGTAGCCCGGATGACATGGGACTACAAGGATGTAGAGTATCTTTTTGAGGTCTATAACAGGTATGTAGCACCATCGGCGGAGCCGGAACGCATCAATTGCCCGGCATGTGTGAGCAAGGTAGTAGGAAAAATGAGACAATACGCACTACAATGGAGGACACAGAGCAGCTAAAGGACGAAATAACGGCGCAATTCTGCGAGGTAGTGGCCCGAAAATACCGCTACCATTGCTCCCGGCATGGGGAAAACCCAACACCGGAGGGCCTATTGATGTACGCACTACGGGCGCAAGTCATCCGCGCCCGCACGGTTTCCCATTACATGATGATGGAGCTATACCCGGAGGCGTTGTACAACAGCACCGGGCGCATTGAGGCAATCAGTAAACTGAGCGAAAAGACCGGCCTTGCTGAGCGCACTATACGCGGGCTCTTGAACAGGCCCTGCCGGTACACCCCCGGCGCTATGTAATTTCATTCTCCAGAATATATATTGAGTTTTTGCCATCTTTCCGAATTGAGGCCCGGCGTGTGAATGCGCCGGGCTTTTGTCATTTGCACAACTTGCCAACAACACCCCTACATAGCGCGTAAACTTGCGGCATGAATGCTGCAATACAGCCAACTTCCGAACGCTACCGGTTCAGCAACTATGCCGACACCGGGCAAACGCTGGACATCTTCAACGAGATAGATGACTGGTGGGGCTTCGGCGTCCATACGCTCGCCTATGAGCTTTCAAAACTCAATTCTGCAAACCCTCTAACCGTCCGCATCCACAGCCCCGGCGGTTCAGTCACAGAGGGCATTGCAATTCGCAACCTATTGCGGGCCTACCCCGGCGAGCTTACTACCGTCGGCGTGGGTTTTGTCGCCTCAATTGCCTCTGTCATCCTTCTCGCGGGTAAGCGCGTGAAGATGTCCGACAATGCCTACCTGATGATTCACCGGCCTTATGGTGGTGTGATGGGGAACGCTGACGAAATGAGGCAAACAGCGGATGTGCTGTCGTCTATGGATGAAAACATACTTGATATGTATATGGATGCCATCACAAGCCGGGGCAAAGAAGGCACGACGCGGGAAGAGGTATTTGAGATGATGAAAAAAGAGACATGGATGACGGCCCGCGAAGCCCTTGAAATGGGCTTTATTGATGAGGTTGTTGGCGCAGATCAATTGCCGGTAGCTGCATCTTCTTTCAAGGCTTTGGCGAAATATCAAAACACGCCACAGGCTATTTTTTCCACTCAAACAAATAACGAAATGACTTTGATCGAACAGATTAAAGCGCTTTTGGCTCCCGAACCGGCAGCCGAAACCGTTGCACCTGTCGCCGAAGCTGAACAGACTACCGAGGTGCAAGCCCCGGAGGTTGACCCGATAGAGGCCGCAAGGCTGTTGTTGGAGCAGCAAGGCTTCACAGTTGCCAAGCCGGAAACGGCAAAACAAGACGATGAGGCCGTCGCCGCTGCCTTCGCGCAGTTGACCGCCGAAATCAAAGCCCTGCGCGTGCAGGCAGCACAGGCCAAAGCAACGCCAAGCGGCGGGGCCGTTACCGCTCAACCGACTGTACCGAAAGCGTCGCAACGTGACAAAGCCTTTGAAGGCTTCGCACAATTCACCAAACAAAAAATCCAGACTCGCTAATGCCAACCGCAAACGTTAACAGCTTCGATCAGGATAACACCTATATTGGTGTAAATTCCACCGCTCGAACCAACCCGTACGCAGATGAGGGCAATGCCCTGCAACTGTACGGTATTGACACGCTGCATGACCGGCACAGCGTGGCCTTCACATGGGCAATCACTACTGCCGGGGATCAGGTGCGTTTCACGCCTTCGACCGGCGCAACGACCGCAACGGATTACCTGAAATTCCGCATCCAAGACCAAAGCGGCAACGAGGCGTACAGCACCGGCTTTCAAAGTTCGGCAGCAACTACCGCGCTCAATGTCAACACATCCGGACTTAACCCGGCGGATGATTGGACAGTGCTTTTCCAAACGGCGAACAGCGACGGCGCTACCCGCGTCCCGTTCCAGTTTGTCATTCCGTCCGCTGCGATCTACGGCAACTCATCCGGTACCCAGTCTTATTCACTCACTTAACCGCAAAAAACAGTAAGTTATGCCAATGACTGAACAGAGCCAATTTCAGGTACAGTTTACCGGAGATGAGGCCAATCAAATATTCTTGGAGCCTGTCTTTTTCGATGATTCCCTGCGCTCGCAGTGGCGGGTAATGCCCAATGTGACGACGAAAAAGAAAATGGCTTTTGTGCAAGCCCTTGAAAACATTGTCCGCAAGTACGCGGGCTGTGGGTTCAATCCCATCGGAGAGGTCAAAATCTATGACCGGTACATCGACGTGGAAAAGGCCAAAGTAGATTTGGAAATGTGCTGGGATGAATTCGAGGACACCGTTTTCGAGGAACTTCTCAATCGCGGCGTTCGCCTTCCTGACCTGACCGGCACACTGATGCAGGAGATCGTTACGCAGCGCGTGCAGCAGGCTATCCGCTTGGATGTAGAGCGCCTCGGCTATTTCGGTGACACCGCAAGCGAAAACCCGAACTATGACCTTGTTGACGGTCTGTGGACGGTGCATTACCCGGCACTTGTTGCCGGTGCACTGGTTCCGCGTACCGACACGGGTAGCGGTTCGGATATTGCCGCCGGTGCCGGCATCGAGATCCTCCGAGCCGTGTACGATCAGGCTCCTTTGCAGCTCAAGGGCCTTCCGATGAATCAGAAGGTCATCAACGTGACCGGCAGCGTGTACACGGCCTACCGTGAGGACGTGGAAGAGGGCGGCGGTGGTGATTATGGCCTACTCCGGCTCATTGATGGCGTTGAGCAGTTGACGTTCAGGGGTATTCCGGTAATTCCGCAATGGCGTTGGGATGAAACACTCTCCAACCTGGGCGTTACCAAGCCGCATTATGTGGAGTACACTACACCGCTCAACAAGGTCATCGCTACCGACGTGACTAACCCGGCAACAGAGCTGACGACGTGGTACGACGAGAAGGACGAAAAGGTGTACACCAAGAGCCGCTTCAAACTCGGTGTGAACTACATTCACCACTCGCTTATCAGCGTGGGGTATTAATTCACCTCCAAAAATGCCACGAATATGAGTAATATTTCTTCTGGCAGGACGGTAGCTTGCACCGATGGGACTTGTTCCGGCGGTGCAGGTAAACTGTACCTTGCCAATGCCAACGAGGTAAGCAGTGTGACGACTTCAAGCGCGGGGGCTTCGGCTATCACGATGACTTCGACCGCTGCCAACTTCTACGAGTTTGACTTCCGCGACTTTTCGGCCAATTTCACAGAGACCACAACGCAAGACCTTGACACGCTGGCTACCTCGGTAGAACAGAACTTCACGGGTATCTGGACATGCCGTTCGCAGTCAGACCGCGAGATCATTGCCGACCTTGCAGGGCAAGCCTGTGGCCTTGTAGCAGTTCACGTTGAAAACACGGGGCGCTATTGGGTTTGGGGCCATGTCATGGTAGGAGGTAAGAAATTGCCCGCACGCCTTGCAACTGCCGAAAGTGATTCCGGTACGGCATTGACCGACCCGAACCAAACGACTATTACCATCACCTGCCGTACCAATGAACCGGCGCAGCTTCTCATCGATGGAGCAACGGTCATGGCGGCGTTAATCTAACTGCTATGTTTACCAGCCTTGCCAAAGGTGCGGTATATGTAGGACAAGACCCAACGGGAGGCGGATTCGTTCGCCTCCCTGTTGTTGACATGACGCCGGAACAATTGGCAGCGTGGTTATTGATTGACCGCGCCTCCGCGCTCCGGTATGTTGACCCTACGGCCTTGCCCGTGTACCGCGCTCCGAAAATAGATAACGCGCCCGGCGCACCACTTCCCAAACTCCCTGCCTACAATGAGCCAAGCGAAGATTCCACCGAAGGCAAATCCAAAGCCAAACCAACCAACAAGGCGGGGGCCTAAAAAATCTATTCTTGCGTCCTCATCTGTGACCATCGGAGCAGACCCGATGACGCACCTCATTGCACCCGACATCTTCAACGAACCCACACGGGAACGTCTGGAGATGGGGGGGAATAAATGGGTTCGTTTCTTCGATCAAAACGATACTTTCCTGAAGTCACTGATTGCAGTTGTCAACAATTCGCCGACCCTTCGCCGGATCATCAACGATAAAACAAATATGGTTGTTGGGGATGGATTCATTCCGATGACAGGGCGGAGCAATTCGATGCTGACAACGAACAAGGCAGCAGAGGCGACATTGCAACCGACTGAGCTAAACGCCGTGGAGGATTACATAGAAAAAGTGAACATGCACGGGCACACCTTGCAAGAGGTGCTTGGGATGCTTGCTTTTGATTACGATGCCTTCGGCAATTGCTTCGCTGAGTTGGTGCAGGGTGCAGGATTTTGCTATTTGTACCATGTGCCCATTTACATGATCGGATTGAAGCGAGCCGGGGATGATCGGGTTATCCGGTCTGTTGGCATTTATGACAATTGGGAAGAGGTGCCGCTCGCGTCTGAGGGGATACAGTACGCAGACAAAGGATTCCGGGAAGTGCCTATGTACCCGGAATTTAGCGAGCCGATAGACGGCCTAAAACGCTCCATTGTCCACGTCAAGCAGTACGCTGCGGGCTACTTTTACTTTGGCCTGCCTGAGTGGATCGGAGCTAAGATGTGGGCGGAAATAGAGTACCGCATCCAACGTCTCAACACATCGAAATTTGAGAACGGATTTATGCCGTCCGGCTTTTTGCAGTTCTTTGGTTCTATGTCCACGCAAGAGGCAACGAAGATGCTCGCTGCGATTGAAAAGAAATTCACAGGCACGGGTAACAACCACGAAATATTTATGCAGGTTGTGCGAGATGAAAAGCTAAAGGCTAATTGGGTTCCTATGACGGTGATGCAAGACGGGGAGTTCATGGACTTGCAAACCCTTGCAGCATCGGCTATCGTTGTGGCAAACCGTTGGAGCAAATCCCTTGCCGGTTTTGCTACCGAGGGGCAACTCGGAACTAACCAGCAGATAAGGCAGGAAATGGAGTACCTGCAAAACACGGTCATTAAGCAGCGGCAAAACGTGCTGTTGAGCCGGGTAATCAATCCCTACCTGAAAGTGAGCAGCGAAGCGGGAGCGCCCATCCCGGCGGGCTTGCAGTTTGGCATTTCCAACAGCTTGCCCGTGTCGTTTATGGGGGAAATCAGCATTGAAAACGCCCTGACAACAGACGAAAAACGGGAGGTTTTGGGCTATGGGCCGGCAGAAATAGAGCAGCAAACCGCACAAAATACCGACGACAATGGCACTGATACAAGCGAGTGAGGTAGTACAGGGCGGTTTGGCACGGCCTACGCCGGCGGATATTCGCCTCGATCAGGCGTTGATAGCGCCGCACACCGATACGGCGGAGTATCGCTGGGTAATTCCTACCCTCACGCAAGACTTCTACGACGTGCTGACGGCAGAAAAAGGTACGTCCACTGCATTCACAACGACAGCGTATCAATCGCTTTGGACAACGCACCTTAAAAGCCTATGCGCTAACGCCTCGCTTTACGAGGCCGCGCCTTTCATGGTCATTCAGGCCGGCAGCAATGGCCTGTACCTGCACAACAACGAATACGGCAGCAACGCAGGTATTGAGGGGCTTAAGTTCTACCAAGACACCCTAAAAACGCGCCTTGAAGTAGGCGCAAAGCGAATGAAAGACTGGCTTTGCACTTGTGCGGCCTCCCTTACAGGCTTTTCATCATCAGCGGCAGGCTGCCCGGACGGGGACTGCCCAGAAGAAACGACAGATTTTTACAACACATTTGGAGTAGTACTATGAAACACATACTTTTTCTCCTTCTTTTCCTGCCGGTTTTGGCCTATGCTCAATTCCCGGCCAACCCGAACAAAATACGACTTGGCAACCAGACCACAGCGGACGGGCTTGTGGTGCGCACAGCAGCCCCCCCATCTTGGACGCCTTCGAGCATCAACAATGCCTGGCTTGCCTTTGACACAGTGGCTGTGAAGCTGTACTACTACGACGCAGGAATGTGGAACGAGTACACCGGGGGCAACTTCGCAACAAACAACCTGACGTTCACCGGCAACCGGGTACATAATCTTTCAACGCGTACCCTGACAATTGCGGACGGCGGCACATACCCTACCTTTCAGCAAAGCGCCGCCACAGACGGTTTTACCCTCGCGTCAAGCGCAACAGACCTGATTGCGCAAACGCCGGGGCTGTTACAAATTGAAAACAGCGACACTATTACGATCACTGCCGACCGCATCCGCATGAACGCAGCAGATACGCGCATACAGCAAGTGTCGAAAAACAACGCCCTTAACCGGGTAATGATGCTCGACAGCCTCACTGGGCAGGTGTATTACCGGGACGTGAGCAGCATTGCGGGCGGAGGTGGAACGGTCACGGGAACCGGAACAACAAACACCCTGCCGAAGTGGACTTCCAGCACGGCGCTTGGAAACTCGCTAATCACGGACGACGGCACAAATGTAGCAGTGGGTGGTACGGCATCTTTCCGGCTCCCGAACGGCACGACGGCGCAAAGGCCGGGAACGCCGTTGGCCGGAATGACGCGGTACAATACCACGTCGGGCACGATGGAGTACTACGGGGCTTCTGCTTGGGAGGTGCCGGCGAAGAGTGCAAGTGCGACGGGGTTAGGAACAGCGACAAGAGTGCCATTTGCCGACGCCAACGGCAGGCTTACAGATATTGCAGGTTTTACATTCACGTCGGGTACTGGGCATTTATTCATTCCTTCCCGACTTAATGTGGGAGGCACAACGCCAACTTGGGCTATTTCTAACTTCACAATGGCTGAATCGGCTGGTTTGCCTTGGAAAAATAACGCCAGTTTGCTTGGCCTTACAAATACTTCAGGGAACGGCGCTTATAAGACGATTTCGTTTGGAAATGCTTCGCAGGCATTAGCGCTTATATCATCGCAACAAGTAACTTCAACAACTGGCGACCTTAGATTCTACACCATCGGGACATTCGCCGACCCACCTGACTTGTATATCAATCCGTCCGGTAGTGTTGGAATACAAAACTTAAGCCCCGCCCGCACCCTCCACGTCACGGGCGAAGCCCGCATTACCGACCTCACAACCGACACGCCGACGCGCATTGTAGGCGCGGACGCTGACGGCGACCTCGGAAGCATTACAGTAGGTTCCGGGCTATCATTGTCTGCAGGTACGCTTTCGGCAACGGGTGGAGCCGGCACAACAAACCTTGCATTCTCCGGCGCATCTTCACCCGTCACACTTACGAGCGACACAGGAACGGATGTAATATTCGCAGCGGGCAGCGGCCTTGCATTATCTCAATCCGGCGGCACGGCTACTTATTCCCGTACCTATTCGCTCACCCACATCACCATCTCTGGCGGCAGTACCTTCTTTTGGACAACAGCCGAAAGGCCGGACAACGACACGCCCGGCAGTGCTGCGGCATCTGTGGTGGGTAGCGACTTTAGCGTATCAGGCAGCACCATAAACTACACCGGCGCGGGCGGAGCGCTCTTGCGCGTGGAAGGGAGTATATCGTTCAGTGTCGCCGACGATGGAGACTATTATGTGAGTATGTATAAGGAGGGAACAGAGATTGGCGCAACATCCATGCGGGTTAGTTGTGTGGCGGGCAATTATTACAGCATATCCCTCCCGGCGACAACAACATCCGGCAGCACCAACGACACGTTTGATTTACGGATTGCAACGGTGAGCGGAAACAGCACAACGACAATGCACCGTTACGGCTTTATCATCGAAAGAATTTATTAACCTTGAAAATAAATTGTTATGAAATACCTCATTTTTCTTTTCCTCTTACTACCGGCGCTCATCAGCGCACAAGACGCGGTGTCAAGCGACACGTCGTATATTGAAAACCGCTCCGGCGTGTTCTGGCAGGTCACGCAAACGACCTACGAAAGTGGCCGCATCGTAAGCGACCAAACGCCAATCGGCAGTGATACGGCGACGGTGGTTAACGCCGTGATCGGGGCGCTCTTTCCGGCTCTCACACAGTACGCAGAGGCAAGCGTACAGGCCACAAAGTTGAATCAGCAGCGCAAGCGGATAACGGAGGCCGGGCAAAGCCTTACGCTATTGATCGGGAAGAATTATTACACGGCGCTCGGTGACTTGCTTGGTGATGAGTTCCTAAGCGAGTACACTATGCGCGTCAACGGCAGCGCTCCGATTGCGGTGGAGGTTATCAGGCTGGCCAGCGGTGCGCTTCGCTACAAACAAGGCGGTACCAATTTTGTATTTGATGTAGTGACGCGAAATTGGGTGCGGATACGCAGATACGACGGCACTGCAACGCAGACGGCAGATCAAAGCATTGTCGTAGATTTGTTCTTTGACGCGGCGGCAAAGCGCTGGATTGACGCCTCCGGTCGGTACATCCTACGCAAAGTAGATGCTCAAATTCAATCACGAAACAAATAAATGAATATGAAAAAGGAAATCACCATCGGCGCGATCCTCATTCTGATCGGCGCTGCCGTCACCTTCTTTATCGGCGGGTTTCAATCCGGCAAGGTAGATGCAGAAACGGAGCAGGCCTACGGCGCAAAACTTGAAACGCAGGCTGTTTGGCCTGTATGGTCTTTTCAAGTGGCATGGCAAAGCACGTCTTCGCCTGATGTGTACGGGCCTGTGCTGCATCAGTTGCAATTCCCGACAAAGCCGAATATTGCTGATGTTAGAAAGTATGTGCCGCAGCCTGCTTACCTCCCGGCAAAATACAGGGCGCTGGCAGTGTTCAATGTCGTACAGATCGGGCCGGAAAAGCCCGTTGAAATACCGGAAAAGAAATGAGGAAAATAGATAGTTGCTTTGTCCTAATGCTGGCGGCGGTATTCCCGTCGCTGGCCTTTTCACAGTCACTGCAACCTATTTGCAACGAAACCGAAAAAAAGGAATACGGCTACGAATTGGAGAGGGCGTTGATTAAGGGCGGGGCCGTGTTCCTTTCCGGGGCGCTGGACGGAGTATCTGAGACGCTTGTTTGGCACTACCCGCAATTTCAGGCCGTTCACCCGAACGCCCGACCAGGCTATTGGAACCCGTACCAAAGCTGGACAAACAAATACAATAGCAGCAGGTTCTTTCTTTTCGGGGCTATTACCATCAGCGTATTTGAGAAGCGGCGCAAGTGGTGGACGTACCCGGCTGAGTTCGTGGCGGGCGGACTTGTGCGCTCAGCGGGCTTTCATGCGGCGTATAGCGGGCTATACGGGCACAAATAAAACAGCCCCGACCAAAGGGCCGAGGCTGTGTGTGGTGATCTATGGTTATGCTTCAAGCATCGCTTTTGCTTCCTCAATACTTACTTTTTTGCCCCATCTTGATTCGGCAGAGGATGCTTTTTTTAGGGTAACAGGAAGTCCAGCGGCTTTTAATGCCCGCCTTTTTCCTGCTACCCTTACAAGTATATTTTCACTTAGATTTGCACCTCGGCGAACTATGTATGTGTAAAGGGTTGTCATGCGTAATTAAGCTTCAGCGCAAATTACCCGGAAGTGGTCAACCGCCTGCGTAAGGCTGTCATACACCTCATCGGTGAGCATGCAATCAAAACCGCCGTCTTTTTCGTCATCAGCCGCAACGGCTGTGAAAAGGGGGCCGGTAGCGGTCAGGATGTCGGCGTAGTGTTCCCAGCCTTTTTGGCCGTTGGAATAAACGGCTTCAATGCGAGTTCCGTTTACTTTTCCAGTAAGAGATACCGTTTCTCCGTTGTTGTTGAAAGTTGCGTTTGTCATTGTTGAAGTATTTTTGATTGTTAATTGATGATCCAAAGATACAACTGTTTCAACCATTTATCAAGTTTTTTAACAC